TACTGTCTTAATTGAAAGCCGCAACGTAGGTAAATGGACCAAGAGGTTGCGGGCGTATAACTTACCACCGACTGCTGTTGCGCGTTACGTAATTGACGCAAGAGCGTGTGGGTGGGTAAATTGTAATGCGTTGGCGGGTGCAAAACCGCAATAAACCTGCATTGTTATTGGCATTAGCCCAGTGGCAGGGAGATTTAGCTTTCTTTCTCGTTCAACGCATTGGTTAAACAGTCCATTTTTATTGCCCGATAACCTAGGATTTGGCGAGGTCTGCACAGTATCTCTGCGGGGTAGCTAATCCCTGTGAGCATTATTACATTTACCGACGACATGCCTTGGTAGGTACTCGTCGCAACCTCGGACTGTTTACCAATACACCCTCTTTCGAGGCTGGAGCTTCGCAGAGGAATAGGCTCTCCACTCCGTAACTTTCCTATACTGTTTGCACCGCCTATCGGGTTCGTCATGTCTCCTGTGCGGTGCGGTACTTCACGACTAAATTTAACACATCGACTGTGTTGCCACAGCGTATGTACAAGTTTACTTAATCCTCACGCGCTGTCAAGCATTTACTGTATACGGACAACGGTAAAGTAGCCTGTGTTATGCCAACCTGCCGTGTCAATATACATGACATTACCAAGCTTTACTGGCTCATCTACTGGCGTGTGTCCGACAAAAACACGATCAATATTAGATACATGCTTTTCATCCATTGACGATATTTTTTCTCTCCCCCATTGGCATGTAGATTTCAGCTTTCGGTTCATTGTTTCAGTTATAAATAACCAGTCATTTGACGGAACTTCCGCATGAACTATTCCTGTTCTTCCGAAATTTGTCTCAACTTCAATTGCTAATGGCAAATAAGAAAGCGCATCAGATATTTGCTTCTGCTCGCGCTCAGGCAGAGATAAAAACCAAATGCCTCCATTCATGGCGTAATTAACCTCATCCATCCTCCCTTCTGGGAAGCGGATAGCCATGTTTTCGTGATTTCCTTGCACTGGATAAAACCATTCGTAATCAAGCCATTCTAATACATGGTGTGATTCTGCGCCTCTATCAACTAAATCACCTACAGATATTAGTCTGTCCTTGCTTTTTTCAAATCCAATCTCACGCAGCTTATCCTTGACACCAGAAAAATTTCCGTGAATATCACCGATTACAAAGTCTTTCCCAACCTCGTTCTTCGGAAGTTTTAGTAAATTCATGCGTTCTCTCCGTTTTGTTAGTTCACAAATAACCCTAGCACAAAAATCGCGTGAAGTGGTCGGATGAGTTAAGCTATGCGCCAAACTCGAAACATGTTACCTCCAATTTTTTTAGTGATAAATTTTTTATGGGCGTTATTCCCATAATTATGGGCATAGGCACGGTCTTTTTCGCTAAAAACTATAACGCTGTCGCCAACCTCCATTTGTGGGTAAGGGTGCTTGATATTGTTGTTTGAATAAAATGTTTTGTCGTTTTCTTCTGGGTATCTGTCAAACTTAGTCATTACTGCCTCCAAATTGCATTAACTGCATAAATTATACATGGTCGCGGTAACAAATCAATAATTTATTGTAAATTTGATTCGTAGTGATTCGTAGTGCGTTTATAGTTACGCTTTAACTATAAACCAAATGCAAATGATTATCAATTACAAAACATAAGTTACTGTAATACTTGTATTTTTTATCTGATATTTGTTGTTAATGTTGTTAATAAAGGGATTTGTAGATAGATAGTAGTTGTCCAGATTTTTCTTTTAGAGTGTTAATTATTTGTTAACAAAATTTTTCCGTTTGGGTGTTTTATGACAATAGAAAAATTTTAAGTAGCTAAAATTGCTACAAATCTGTCTAGACCAATACTGGCAATGCTTCCAGCCTAGTAGAAACGCAACTATTTTCACCTTATAAAACTAAAAAACCCGCCGAAGCGGGTCTTTTTTGTTAAAAAACGGTTATTTAAGTTTAACATTCGTAATATCGTTTTGTTTTACGTCCGTTCGATGCTGTATCAGTTTTTTCTATCAATACACCGCTTTCTAATAGCTTGCCAATACACTCTTTGACCAAATCTTTAGAATGCGGACGGCATCGATTTGCAATAACTCCCTCCGTTTCACCATGCTCTTTTGATACGCAGTTCATAATTCGAGCGCGAACAGCGTCCGTTTTTTCGTCGGATTCTTCTTTCATGTTTGCATAAGCCAGCTTTAACTTGTACTCGATATCACGCTTAGCCAGTGCATAAGCCCACCTGACATGCTCATCTGTGCGTAGACCGCTGGGCGCTGCTAGTATCGTTGAAACCTTTCCTACAAGCTCATAGCCGCGTCTCGGGATTGACTCTAACCCACTGGCTGATTTGTGGGTTTCCGCCTGCTGCCAGAATTGCTCATACACCTCGTCAAGCAGCGACTGTGCTTCCGGCGTTGTCTTTATTGCGGTCTTTTCGCCGTAGTATTCAATGCGCTCATTACCAGTAATGGAAAACTCACCTGGGCGATACAGATTGCTTAAAGTTGCCGCCATTGAGTCAGGCATTGCACGCTTTTTGAAGCCCGACTTGCGTCGCGGATTGGTTTCAAGGTCGTTAAATATCAGCGCACGCGATAAAAAGCCGTTAGTAGCCTGCTCGAAGTCAAACAGGTCGTTAAATGTGACGGGCGTAGTAAATCCGATAATAGACAAAAAAGGCGCTTCTAAGCCATTGTCGATATTGGACAAGGCGTGCAAAACACGCTGCAAAGCTGGCTCGTAGTCGCCCTCGTTCTCGTCTATTTTCTTCTGGTAGGCTGATGCCTGCCGCTGTAAGTGCGTAGTGACTTCCTCGCGCACATCGCCGCTGACTGGCATAAAGCCGTTGGCTTTTGAGTATGCCGACATAACAATACCGATTAAACCTTCGAGGTAAGCAGCACCGCCGCGTTGTTGTGCGTTCTTTATCTTTTTAAGCGTGATACCTAGCTCGTCCACAGCGTATGCCGCCATTTGATGGCGTACTAGGTTGCGCACAACCTCCTGCTCTGACTTGAACGAGCCATGCAGTGCACCTGCCATACCTGCGGCGCGCATTATCTTCATGTACGCTTGTTGTACTGCCTCTTTACCCGTTGATGAGCCTGCCACGCAAAATGAGAATAGATTGGTTGACATACCATCCAACTCATCAGTGTAGCGCAGCCCGACGACGTTACCAACAGCGGTTAATGCTGCGGCTGTTGCAAGCGATTCACGCGGGTATAGGCACTGGTCGTTTATCCATCTGGCTACGTCGCCAACAAAACCCGGTGGACGGTTAAGATCAACCAATTCGGGTTGCAGTTCGTTAGTATGCTGCTGTGTTGGAGTGAATGTTACATCGTCATAATCAGACTGCCAGCCGGACTCTTTCGCATAGTGAATAAGCGTTCCTATGGTGATTGGGTTCGATGATTTGCCGAATGAGTGCCAGCGGCGCTCTATCACGTCGAAGCCCGGGTATTTTTCGCTATTCGATGACCATTCATCCCATAAAGATAATCCTGCGCCATTAGTTGTTTCGTGGATAGCCATGCCGATGTGCAACCAGTCGTCATGTGCAGCGTCCGGGCTGATGTGTGACAGCATGTCTTTGATTTCTGCGTCAGTGACGTCTATGTATGTGCCGTTGTGCTCGCTGCGGTGGTGAGACGGACGTTTTAGTAAGCCCAAAATATCTGCTGGCGCTTCACTGATTTCTGATACAGAGCCTTGCATGACTTCGTAGCGGTTGCCAGATGCGTGCATTGATTCAGCGCCAACGACATAGCCTGATGACTTAAAATCAATGCCCGGATAGTCGTTGTGGTGTTGTAATAACGATTCTTCCGATGGGTTGCGAAAGTATAAGTGCATTGAGCCTTGTCCGCTGCCGGTGGCGACGATAAGACCCGCTGACTGCATAAGGTTGTATTTTTTATCTAACTTGGCAAACGATTCAACTCCTCCATTGCGAGCGTCAACGTCAACAACGAGTAATCCTTTTACTAGCACGCCATAACCGCTGCCAAAGTGACCCATTGACTCCATGCAGTCAAGCTGGTCTTCACTCCACAAGGGTGTGTGCTGCCAGTTAGACGCGATTGGGTGTTTGTGCAGCGCTTCGCATTCAGGGTTTCCGCAGTCGCATACGCCATTAGTGACGCCATGCAACCCGAATACGGGTATTTCATTGTCGAGAAAGTCGTAGTGCATTTTAATCATAGATACCACTCCTTAACATCGGGGCGCATTTCTGATTTCTTAAATTCGCCTTTGGTTATTTCCTCTAATTTTGCTGCAGCTGTTGCACTTATTCGTCCACGCTGAACCCAGCCATGTACGACTTGTTGCGACACCCCCAAAATTTTAGCTAGTATTGGTCGGCTGCCAGCCCATTTTATCGCTGCGTCTAGTTGCTCTTTTTCTTGTTGTTGTAACCTATCCTGAATGCTCATGTTTATAACCTCGTTTATTTTTTCGCGAAAAAGATGTTGACAGTATCATTTAATAACGCTACATTGTCAACCGAGTAGAGAGAAAAAGGAGGAACAAACCATGTCGATACTCAATTCTGTTCAAAAACCAAAAGACCGTCCAGTTATTGCTACTATCTGTGGCGACTCTGGTTTAGGTAAAACAACGCTTGCAACACGCTTCCCTAATCCTATTGTTATTCGTGCGGAAGATGGCTTGCAGGCAATTCCACAAAAACACCGCCCTGATGCGTTTCCCTCTTTAGAGTCAGTCGATGACCTATGGAATCAGCTACGCGGGCTATTAGAAGAAGACCACCAATATAAAACGCTGGTTGTCGATTCCGTTACTGCGTTAGAGCGACTGTTTATCCAGCACGTCATTGATAGTGACCCTAAAAAGCCGCGCTCGATAAATCAGGCGCTTGGTGGTTATGGTGCTGGACTTGCCGCGGTTGCGTCGCTTCATCAACGTGTGCGTAAAGTATGCGGCATGCTGAATGAGCAAAAGGGTATGCATATTGTCTTTGTTGCACACGCCGACACTGAAACGGTGGAGTTGCCAGACCAAGACCCGTACAACCGCTACTCTTTGCGTTTAGGTCGCAAGTCAGTAGCGCCTTATGTTGATGACTCCGACGTTGTAGGGTTCTTGAAGCTGTTGACTTACACGCAAGGCGACGGCGACCGCAAAAAAGCGATTTCTGACGGCACGCGGGTTCTTGTAACCTACGCAACTGCTGCCAATGTCAGTAAAAACCGCTTTGGTATTACCGAGGACTTGCCAGTTGAATTAGGCAAGAACCCACTTAAAGATATTATTCCATCACTAAAAGAGGACAAATAATATGTCATTCTGGAACACAAGCGAAAACGAAAAAATCACCGGCTCAACAGAGTTTGAAACTGGCGGCGGCGATATGGAGGTTATTCCAGCTAAAACCGAAGTCAAGGCAGCTATTGACGAGGTTAAGTGGGATGAATATCAAGGCGACCGCTACATCAAAGCCCGTTGGTCAGTTGTCGATGGTGAGTACAAGAACCGTAAAATCTTTCAGAAGATTCGCGTGTTCGACTCAGACTCCAAAAAAGCAGACAAAGCCAAGAAAATGTTGGCGGCGATTGCCACCAACGCAGGCGGAGGCTTGCTGAAAATCGACGGAGAGCCTAACGATGGTCAGTTGCAGCAACACCTACTGCACAAGCCTATGGCGCTGTTGTTGCAGGTGTGGACTATTCCTGCATCTGATACAGACGACGGACAGGAGAAAAAAGGCAACTGGATTAGCAAGGTTGCCCCTCTAAACGGTGCGGTCGCTTCTTCTGGCTCTGGCTCGTCAGACGAAAAAAATGACCCGTTTGCATAAAAATTCAGGGGCGTTCGCGCCCCTCAATTAGAGGTGTAAGATGGAATCTATTGTAAAAAATACGCTGGTTGTAAAGTTAGTACTAAATGCAACAGAGGCGGCATTATTAAAAAGTTTAGCTCAAAACAGCCATCATGATGAACCAGATGATGTAAGGAAGCTAAAAGAAGACATATTCAATGCTATCCCAGAGTACCAAGAATTGCATAATGCGGAGGACTAATAATGGAACAACAACGCACAAAGGAATGGTTTGAAAAGCGTAAAGGTCGTGTAACTGGATCGGCAGTTGGCGCGATTCTCGGCGTTAACCCGTGGCAAAAGCCCGACGACGTGCTGCGTCGAATGGTGCGAGAGTACCACGGTGCTGAGTCTGAATTCACAGGAAATGCAGCAACTGCACATGGCACGTTTCACGAAGATGGCGCAACATTTGACTATGAAGTTGAAACCGGCAACAAGGTGATTGAAACCGGCTTTCACCCATTCGAAGATTGGCTAGGCGCGTCACCTGATGGGCTTATCGATGACGATGGTGTTATTGAGGTCAAATGTCCTTACGGTTTGCGCAACCAAGAAAAACCCGAATTCAAAACGGCAGAGCAACAGCCGCATTATTATGCGCAGATGCAAATCGAAATGTTTTGCACTGACCGCCAGTGGTGTGACTTCTACCAGTGGACGCCTAACGACTCAAAACTTGAGCGCGTAGAGCGCAACGAAAAATGGCTGGCAAAAAACCTGCCTAAGTTGCAAGAGTTTCACAAGCGCTACTTGTCAGAGTTGGATAATCCAGCCCACCTAGAAGCAAAAGAGGTAGAGCTTGATAGCGATACTGATTTTGAGCTAGCGCAACAGTTCAAGCAGGCTAAGCAATCTGCTGATGAAGCCAAAAAGCTGATGGACGAAGCAAAGGCGGCATTGGTAGAGCGCGCCAATGGCAATAAAGCAAAATGCTTTGGGCTTTCTATTTTTCCGGTCGAACGTAAAGGATCTGTTTCTTACGCCAAAGTTGTTAAAGACCACTGCCCCGATATTGATTTAACGCCCTACACTGGTAAGCCATCAACAAGCTGGACGGTTAAATAACAATGTCTTTGCGACCATACCAACAGTCAGCCTTTGACGCTGCAGTTGAGTGGATAAAGGAGTCAATCGACTCCTTTTTAATCGAGGCAGCGACCGGAGCTGGCAAGTCACATATTGTTGCAGCGCTGGCAGATTGGGTTGAGCAAAACACTGGTAAAGCGGTGCTGTGCTTAGCGCCAACGAAAGAGTTGGTTGTTCAGAATAGAAAAAAGTTTTTAGCCACCACTGGGCGTCCTGCTTCGCTGTATAGCTCGTCAGCAGGCGGTAAGTGTTTGCGTCACAACGTTATATTTGCAACGCCAGGCACGGCTAAAAACGCAATAGGCGCACTATCAAAGCGTGTTGCTTGTGTAATTGTCGATGAGG